AATGACAACGGCACACAGTTTGTTGCCACCAACGTTGGACCAGCAGTGGAAGCATTGCGGGCACAGAATGTGTTGGAACAGGCAGGGTGCACGGTCCTGAATGGTCTCACTGCGGATTTGAAAATCCCGAAAATGACCGCCGGCGCAAACATCGCGGAAAAGGGTGAAGCCGTTGACGCAGATTCATCAGCGCAGGCACTGGGTCAAACCCTGTTGCAGCCCCGCCGGGCAACTGCGTTCACGCTGGTCACGGAACAACTGATGATGCAGGGTGGTGCAGCCGTTGAAAGTTTGGTTGTGCGTGATTTGTCTGATGCCGTTGTGCAGCAAATTGAAAAATTTGCCTTCATCGACATCCTTGATGGTATTGCTGCCAACAGTGACAACGTGGAAACTGCACTGGGTGCATCGTCTTCAGTGATGCGCACACTGGAAGAAAATGCATTGTTAGACGGCGTGAACCGGGGCAACATCCGAATTGTGGCAAACCCACGGGCACACGGTGTTTTGGCAACACATTCAGATGTGTCCGCTGTTACTGCTGCAATGGTCGGGAATGAATACATGGGATATCCGTATCTGGTCGGGGGCAACATGCCTGATGACGCAACGGCTACAAATGAATATGGTGGCGGGGTGGTCATCATGGGTGATTTCAGCCGTGGTGCAGTCATCGGGTATTTTGGGGGTGTCGACGTTGTTATCAACCCTTACACCTATGATATCAGCAATCAGGTCCGCATTTCAATTCATAGGCATTTTGATTCTGATGTGTTGCAGGCAGGTGCGTTGCATGCCCGTTATGAAACCGGGTCATAATATTCCGGGGGGTTTTTCCAAACCACAAAAGGGGGCACCACATCGGTGCCCCTTTTTATTTTGCACGTTATGCAGGTAACCATTGGCACGCGGGAAGACCCGGACAACGTTCTGACATTGGCGGAAGTCAAACGGCATTTACGTGTGACGCACTCACTGGAAGACAGTTTAATCACTGCCATCAGGAACGCTTCCATCCGATACGTTGAACAGTATTGCAACACCTCACTGGGACGGATTGAAGCATACGGGCACCTTTCACATTTCCACATGGACTATTTCCCACTGGGACCAGTGGCGACCATTGACCGGGTTGAATATGAAACAGACAATAACGGCACCCTGTCAACCCTGAACGGCTCAAAATATCACTATGATTTGAAAACAGAGCCGGCACGCATTGCCTTCACGGATGTTCCTGCCCCGTATGAATATGCACTGATGCCCATCAAAATCACATTCACGTATGGGCACGCCACCGGTGGCATCCCGCCCAACATCATTGCTGCCGTGCTGCTGATTTGTGGACACCTGTATGAAAACAGGCAGGCAGAGATTACCGGCACCATCACAACCCGTTTGAAATTGGGGGTGGATGCATTGCTGTCAACCGAACGCATTTTATATCAGCCATGAAGAACCCCGGCAGGCTGTCGGAAGTCATAGACATTCGGCGCAAATCATTCACGTTCGATGGTTACGGGCAACCCGTGGCGGGCAGCAACACAGACCTGCAAGTGTGGGCGGAAGTAATACACCCCGGCAGCGCGGCAGAATCCGTGAAGGCTTCACAGATTTACCCGGAACGGTCAGTGACTTTTGTGATACGTCACCCGAACCCCACTGATGACGCAGGGGGCAACACCCTGAATGAATCGGACACTATTCTGTATGACGGGGTAGAACATAACATCATAGGCATTGCACCCATTGGACGGCGTGACGGGCTGACCATTTACTGCAAACGCAAAGGCACACACGATGTCTAACACTTCACGCACACTGGGGAAGGTCAAAGGGCTGGAAGACCTGCAACGAAAGTTGAACAGGCTGGCACGCTATGGGACCACCAACATGAAGGAAGTGCAGCAGGCACACAAAGTGGTTGCACAAATTGGGGTTGATGCAGTGAAGTCACAAATAGTTGACTACCCGGAAGACATCAGAGTGATTCGAGGGGAACGAAAGAACAAAGGAAAACGGGGACCATCCTACACCATCAAATCCGGGAACCTGCGCAACAGTATAGGCGTGACACGGAACGTGGTGAATGAAATGAACGTCTTGATAGTACCCCGGTCGGGAATGGTGGCACGGGAACGGCGTGCACCTGAAGACGGGCAACTGTTGAAACGAGACGGATATTATGCGCACATGGTGGAAATGGGAATCAAGCCACGGACGGCAAAAGGTTTCAGGGGTTTCATGGGTGGACCCGGTGAACCCGTAACCGGCGCAAAGAACAGGGGTTTTTTCAGCCGTGGGATTCAGATGTCCATGCCGGCAATGCAGGCAGAGTTCGTGAAGCAACACAGACGGCTGTGGACTAAACAGGCAAAGTAATGGAAGCGGGCAAAGCCATTTACCATCTGCTGTCAAACAGCACAGCGGTGGGCAACATTTGTGACAACAGGATATATCCTGAAATAGCACAACAGACGGCAGACACGCCGTTCATCATCTACACCATCCAGTCTGCAAACCCGTCAGGAACAAAGACGGGAACCAGCACACTGGATGAAGTGCAGTTCGAAGTCATCACGTTCAGTCAGGATTATTCGCAGGCTATGGATTTAGGCACGGCAGCACGTGGGGCACTGGACCGGGTGGGTGGTGTCATCAACGGTGTTCAGGTGCAGTCCATTGATTTCAAAACGCAGGGGGTGGATTATGACTTCACCACAAACACACACATGTTGGTGCAGGTCTATGATATGCGCATCGGGTTCACCGGTGTTGCTGGTTCATACAACCCCATCAATGTGATTGCCACATATGATGCCATTCAGGTGGGGTTTGTTCCGCAGCAAAAGACAGGGGGCAGCAGTGCCGTTGTGGTTCAGGGTACAACGCCGGCACGTTTGCCGTTCAGTTTGCAGGACATCAAGACATCAAGCATTTTCACATTGGCTGCTGATGCCACGGGTATCATCACTGTCAATGGCACGGGCATTTATAAACTGACGGCGTGTGTCACGTTTGTTTCAGATAGTAACAATTTGGAACCCCACATCTTTGCGAAGATTGAAACCCGTGAACTGGAAGCGCACGGGACTGCGTACATAAAAGGGGGCAGCACAAATGACCACAGCACTGCCGTCTTCAGTCAGATTGCCGAAATTATAAACGTGGAACGGGTCAGCCTGTGGGCATACGAACACACGAACAACAGCACCGGCGTGCAAATAGAATATGCCACGTTTTTGATTGAAAGGATGTCGAGCACCTGACCCCGGAAGTCATCGGGTCACATTAGATTGCATCATGATTGAATTCATTTTGAACAACTGGGGGGAACTGCTGCTGGCAGGAATGGCATTTCTGAAAGTGGTTGTGAACTTGATTCCATCACCTGCCGGTGACAAACCCCGTCAGGTGTTTGCGTACTTGGATTTGTTGGTGGATGCAATCATCAGCAACAACAGCAAAAAAGAAAAACAGCAGTGACATGGCAGTAATGAACGGCACACTGATATCCGTGACCATCGCGGGCACAGCTATCAGTTTACAAACGGAATGCAGCATCAGTTTGAATGGTGAACTGCGTGACATCACGAACAAAACATCAGGTGGATGGAAACAATCACTGATGGGGTTGCGTTCGGGCAGCATCAATTTCAGCGTGTTGCATGATGAATCTGACACCGGCACGAACTTGCAAGAACTGTGGACGGCATGGACAAACTCTGATGCAATCACATCAGTGAAATTCACCACCGGCACTACCGGTGATTATGAATTCGAAGCAGCCGGGTGGATTACCAGCCTTGAAATGAATGCGGGCACGGAAGACAATGTCACCGTGTCGGGCACCATTGAACTGGATGGTGAAATCACATATGACGCAGCACCCTGATGATTGAAACCATCACACTGGGTGAACGAACTTTCCATCTGCGTGCCACAATGGGGGCACTGCGTGCAGCAAAGCGGGAACACGGCATCAGCATCACATCCATTGGTGATGACCCACTGGATGCAGTGACATTGTGTTATCACTTCGCACGTGCCGGGGCTAAAACGCAGGGGCAGGAACTGACCATGACACTGGATGAATTCGAGGATAATATCACCGCCGGTGATTTGCCTATCATCACAGCAGCCATGCAACGTGTCATGACTGTGGACACAAAAAAAAAGGGCAGACGCTGACGGTGACGGGGAAGCGTTAACCGTTGATGATTTGTTCCGTGTGGGGCTGGGCTGTTTGCAGTTCAGCCCCGCCGTTTTTTATGACATGGACTACTGTGATGTCATCAGTGCCGTGGAAGGTTACACGGAACACATTGAACGAACTGAACAAATGCACTGGGAACGCACCCGGTGGATGGCTGCGGTGCTGCTGTCACCGCATACGAAAAACGGCAAAGGCATTGCACCCCGTGACCTGATACGGTTTCCATGGGATACCTTACAACGCAAAGTGACAAAGGCAGAACACACAAAGGGTGTGGACATGCTGATGAAGTGGGCAACACCTAAACAAAAGACATGAGATTATCAGAACTGTTGGTGTCCATTGGACTGGAAGCCAAGGGGCTGCGCAAAATGAATCAGCAGCTGGGTGAAACACAGCGCAACTTCCGCAAAGCATTCGGGAACATTCAGAAATCTGTCCAGCAGTTCGGGCAGAATATGACCCGGATGGTGACGCTTCCGCTGGCAGGGCTGGCAGTGGGCGCGGTGAAATCTGCTGCCGATTTAGAACGGCTTGAAACGTCATTCATCAGTCTGACCGGCAGCGCGGGCAACGCTGCTGCCATGATGCAGAACCTGAATGCATTCACGGCACGCACCCCGTTTCAGATTGAACAGGTGGCAACGGCTGCACGTCAGTTGATGGCATCAGGTTCCGGCATCGGTGAAGTCAACACGCAACTGCAATTTCTGGGTGACATCGCTGCAACCAGTGGCAGCAGCATTGAAGAAATTGCAGCCATTTTCAGCAAAGTCAACGCCAAAGGAAAAGTAGAACTGGAATCTCTGAACCAGTTGGCTGAACGTGGCATCCCAATATTCAAAGCGTTGTCAGATGCCACCGGGCTGCCGGCTGACAAACTGGGTGCAGGACGTGTGACTGTTGAACAGTTCAATGACACACTGAAATCATTTGCGCAACAGGGTGGGTTTGCGTCAGGTGCCATGCAAAGGCTGTCGGAAACTGCTGCGGGCAAACTGTCCACGGCAATGGATAACCTGAAAATTGCAGGTGCTGAACTGGTTGAATCTCTGATGCCACACATCAAAGCATTCCTTGACATGATTGTGAAGGTGGCGCAGGGATTTGCAAATATGTCCGAGGGGGCAAAGGCTTCCATTTTGATTGTGGCGGGGTTGCTGGCTGTGACTGGTCCCATCGCCACGGCGGTGGCTGCACTGGTTCCCATCATCGGGGCAATCAGTTTGCCCGTGGCAGCCGTGGCAGCAGCGTTCATTGGGCTGACGGTTCTGATAGTCAAAAATTTTGAGCAAGTAGAACCCGTCCTGATTGACATCATCAATGCTGTCATCCAGTTTCAGAATAAAACAAAGCTGCTCACAGCCGTGTGGGAAGGTGTCAAAGCAGGCATCATGATTGTGGTGGCTGTCATCAAGGCTGCATTTATGCAAACCCTGTCATTTATCAGCGGGGTGTTGGATGCAGTGGTGTTGTTGCTGGATGGTGAGTTCAGCAAAGCCGGTGAACGGATGCTGACTGCGTTCGGTGAAATGGACGAACACGGCAGGCAGATGGGGCAGGACATCGGTGATGCAATACTGGAAGGCATCACAAACACAGTCACTGCCCCTGACGTGGAACTGATGGAACAGGGTGCCATCAGCAGCGCGGTGGATGGTTTAATTCAATCCTTTCAGACGGCGTTTGACAACAGTGGCGGTGTCAGTGTGCCGGTGAGCATGGACACCGGTGACGGTGATGCTGCCGGTGGCGGGGAAACAGGGTTCAGCGTCATGAACCCAATGGCAGACTGGTTCACAGATGACGTGGTGCAGCGTGCTGATAATTTTGTGGAACGCATGGTGAACACCACACAGATGCTGGCAGAACATTTTCAGCAAATCGGTGGCGCAATCAATCAGAGTTTGGGCAGTGCGTTTGATGTGCTGCTGGAAAACGGGGACAACATGAAAGAACAACTGACAAACATTGGACGGCAGTTGATGCAGAACCTTTTGAAAATTGCCATTGGCAACGCCATTGCAGCGGCGTTCAGTCCCCTGTCAGCGGATAACGCTGCCACGGGTGGTCTTGCTGGCATCGCAAAATCCGCACTTTTGCAGGGCATGATACCATCCATGATGCCCAAACTTCGCCGGGGTGGTTTGGCGTTTGGTCCCACCACTGCCGTGGTCGGTGACAACATCGGTGCAAAGGTTGACCCGGAAGTGATTGCACCGCTGTCCAAACTGAAAAACATGATGGGTGGGCAGGGGCTGTCAGCGTCAGTCAGTGGGCGGGACATCATCCTGACCAGCAGCAGAGATAGAAACCGGTCACGCCGTACATACGGCAGTTTTGCATTTTCCTGATGGCTATCAGATACAGGACAACCGTTGCAAGTGAAAAAGGCAACACGTGGACCATCCACATACATGACACCGAACACAGTGGAACCATCACCGATTTTGACACGGCACGTCCCGGGTTCAAATTAGATTATGCCGGGGGTGAAGACATTTTCCACCCCATCATTCCATCCACAGTCACCGTGCCGATGTACATCACTGACAGTGGTGGTGACACCTTCCTGTCTGATTTGGCTGACTCTGATGAAGGCAGGTTCCGATTAACTATCAGGGACGGCAACAGTGATACATCACCACTGTGGTGGGTGGGTGTCATAACGCTGGACAACATCGTAATTGAAGACGTGCCGTTCCCGTATGTTGTAGAAATCAAAGCGGTGGACGGGCTGCAACTGCTGTCACGGATTCCCTACACGTTGCAGTCAAATTTTGCCGTGTACAACGTCATCCTGCATTGCCTTTCACAGATAGGCACATCAGACCTGTTTGAAACCAGTGGCACAGATACATATGCCCTGTCAGTTATCCCGGACCTGACCCCGGATGTGGCAACATATGCAGACCCTTTTGAAGATGTCAAAATCCGTCCTGCCGTTTATGATGCCCTGAATGGCGTGTATGAATATGACACGGATTGTGAAACCATCCTGACAGAGGTGGCACGCAGTTACAACAGTAGACTGTTTATGTGTGAAGGCACGTTCCATTTTTTGCCTGTTGGCAAACTGGTCAACACACAGGGCAATTTTGCATTTACACAATGGAAGTTTGACGGCACCAAAAATGTCACAACAGGTCAGCAATTTGTCCGGGTGTTCAGCAGTGCCCCGGTTTCAGGCAGTGCAGATGTTAGGCTGTCAGGATGGTCCACCCAATTTCTGCCCCCGGTTTCATCGGTTGAACGTCCCCTGAATTTTGGGGAAGGTGTAATCATTAGCAATGAAAACGTGGGGGGCACCTCACTGGTTCCGTCCGGGGCAACATCAGGAACATCAGAACAGGCATTCACATTCACCACGGAAAATGAAGTCCCAACGGGTGCCACTTTCAGCATTCGGGGACGGTTTGAATGTGATGCTGACTATATAGGTCTGACCAGCAACCGAACGGGACGTATTAGGGTAGGCATGAAATTGCAGGTGGGTTCCTACATCTGCAAACGTGAAACCGTACTGCACCCCACTGACAGTGTAACCATTCAGGCAGACCAGTTCAACAGCACACCAACAACTGATGAAGATGTCCTGAACTGGGAAGAACCGGACACACCCACATGGTCAGGGTCAGGTTCAAACCGTGTGCACTGGGGAACGGACCTGCTGAACTATGACAGACCCCTGCCGAATTTTGCCACGGGTCAGGATGATGACACAACAACGTCACTGGATTTCACCACCCCCCCGATTCCATCAGCCACATCAGGTGACATTTCTGTGACGTTTTACGTGGTCGGATTTGATGGTGACGGCAGCGACATGACGCAGGCAAAGAAAGACAGCACAAATGTCCTGCTGACGTTTGCGCTGGTTGCAGGTGAAGGGTACAACGGCAACACGGTCCTGTATAAAGCAACCACGTCAAACGGTGCCACGGAAGTCAGGCAGGAAGATGTCATCCATTTGGGGTCACAGGTTGTGTTCAGTTCGCAGTTCCTGTACAACCCTGCCGAATTCTACAACGTAAACGGTGGACTGCCTGACTGGAACAGCACACTGACACCATCTGCGTCAGTGGGCATGCATGAAATCTGTGTCCGTGACATTGCACAGTATCTGAACAAACCCCGCCGGATTTGGTCAGGTTCATTTCAGTCATATTCAACCCTGTATCTGTTCCGCATGCAGGTTTATGACACCCTTCAGGCACGGTGGTTCATGGCAGTGAACATGTCCATGAATGCGGATTCTGACATCTTTGACATTGAACTGCATGAACTGGACAACAGCGGTGCCCCGACCAGCACCGTGGTGAAACCCGGACCCGGCAAACCCGTGCCCGTTCTCACGTCTATTGATAGCATCAGCAAACGATTTGAACGGGGTATCAGGAATACAAACGCAGACCTGTCAGATGTCATCACGGATGTCAATGAAGTGCGTGCAGGGGCTGACGGCGGCGGGGGGTTGTCAGCTGTGTTGTTGCAATATTTGGGTGATGTCAAAATCAGCGGACCCACGAACGGGCAAATCTTAGAATACAACAGCACAGCAGGACGGTGGGCAAACGTGACACCTTCCGGGGGTGGGGCTGACAACAGCCTAAGTGAAACAAATCAGACCATACCCACAGGCACCACCCGTGACATTGTGCTGGATGGCACGGCTGCATCGAATACATTTCTGCGTATCACAGACCCTGCCGGCAGCATCATTTTCAGCATTCAGAATTATGGCACCCTGTTGAACATCGTGCAGTATTTCGGACTGATTGCATATCGTTCAACATCCACTGTGCAGGGGTCTATTGCTTTGTATGAAGCTGCCTCGAACGGGAATAATTACATCCAGCTACGCACCCCGGCAGCCCTGTCAGCAGATAGGGTGTTCGTGCTGCCGGGTGATTATGGCAGCAGTGGTGATGTGCTCACCTCAAACGGTGGCGGTGTAATGACGTGGGAAACGCCATTCAGTTACATCACGATTCAGTCATCATTTTATTCATCAGATGGAAATTTCGATTACATACCCATTTCCGGCACGTTAGCTGAAACCACATCAAATCAATATTACAACATCTGGACGGCACCGGCATCAGGTGAAGTGGTGGCAGCTACATGCATATGCAGCACCACAACGGCGGGCAGCACAACCATCACTATCAGGAAATATCCGATACCGTCAAACATCGCAACGGACACACAGACCATTCCGGCAACGTCATACACCACCGCTTCATTCAGTTTCAGTGGTGCCACGTTCGCAGCTGGGGACCGTTTGCAGTTTGGTTTTGACCCCACAGGCACCCCCGGCGGTGTTCAGATTACATTGCTGATTAAATTGAACCACTGATGCACCTGAATGCATACACACAGGAAACACGTGAAGACATCACAGACGTGGAACGGCTGCGGGGGCTGTTTGATGAACTCATTGAAGTGTTGACCGACATTGAACGCCGTCTGGAAATTTTGGAAAATGCGTAAAATCACAACCATTGTGCTGCATTGCAGTGCCACAAAGCCCCACCATGATGTAGACATCAGCCATGTGCGTGAATGGCACGTAAAGGGCAACAAATGGCGTGATGTCGGTTATCATTATTTCATCAAACTGGATGGCACCATTCAAAACGGCAGACCTGTCCATGTGCAGGGTGCTGGGGTCAGGGGTCACAACAGCAACACGGTTCATGTGTGCTATGCCGGCGGGCTGAATGATGACGGTGACCCACACAACACATTGAATGCTGACCAGCGTGCTGCCATATATCAGGTTTGCACATCACTGGTTCGGGTGTTTGGTCCGCTCGAATTAATCGGGCACAATGATTTGACAGATGAAAAGGCATGCCCGTCATTTAAGGTCAGCACCGAAATGGCGCAGCTGGTTGAATGGTGCAGAACAGGTGAGGGACATTCACCGGTCCCAAATGCTGACGAAAGGGAACCTGAAAAGGTGGCACCCCGCAAATACTGTCGGCGGTGTCATCGTCGCTTCCGCATGTGAACAGGTTGTCATCCACGGCATAACGTGGGAAGCAATTATCATGTGTTTGGTGGGTGTCATGCCCCTGTGTTTGTCTTTCTTTGAGAAATGAACGGGGTCAGGGACATCATTGCACTGAACGTGGCATGGGTTGCGCTGGAAGTGGCGAAATGGACTGATGTGATAGAATCAGGGCTGTCCATTTTGGGTGCTGTGACTCTGCTGGCAATCAACGTCCTGCGTTTACGCCGGGCATGGAATCAACACCGCAAAGTTGACAAACCGTGAAACTGTGTGCATTTTGTTGGGTGTGATGTTTTGCAACATTGTGCCATCAAAATCACACACACATGTCACAGTCAGACATTTTCAAATTTGTGCAATCCGCTGACACCGGCGGGAACCCCTTTGTAAAACTGCAAGACGGGGACACCATCCAGTTGCGTATCCTGTCGCAGCCCCTCACCGGGTGGGAACAGTTTGCGGATGGTAGACCATACCGATGGGCACCGGATTCAAGCAAACCGGAAGGCATACCCAAATCCACCGAAAAACCCCGCCCATTTTTGGCGTTCGTGGTGTATGTCTACACAGATGATGCCGGGGTGAAGATTTGGCAGTTCACGCAAAAAAGGATTTTCAAACAGATGGAAGTGCTGTTCCAAGGTGGTGCACTGCACTGGTCATCATTTGTTCTGAACCTGCGCCGAACGGGGTCAGGATTGGACACCGACTGGACGGTGATAGGCACACAAATGCCGTTAGAAGATAGCCTGATTGAATTTGCAACAAAGGCACAGGATTACATTGACCTGTCTGCCCTGTATGTAGGTGACAGCCCTATCATTCAACCACTGCCGGAAATCAGTGTGGAAATGCAGCAGCCAAGTCAATCTGATAGCCCGTTCTAATGGAAAAGACAGTGACCCACCGGGACCGGCTTTACACGGAAGATGAAGCCGTACAAATCAGCACCCTGCGTGCTGAACGGTGGGGGCTGCTGCTGATGTTTGAGGAACTGCAAAAGGTCAACGGCGCAGCAGCTAAAAAAAAGGCAGCAAAGGCATGGAACAGGATTCAGGTGATAAACACCCACCTGCACAAACTGACGAAAAACCCGATATATAACACATGAACACACACACCGCACAATTCGCACCGCTGTCATTTTCGAGCCTGACGGCGTTTGCGCAGTCACCCCGTGCCTTCATCCATTACAAAACAGCAGAACGGTTGCAAACCCCTGCCATGCGGATGGGCACACTGGCACACCGCCACATCTTGGAACCGGCACTGTTTAACACCACCACAGTGGTCTGGGATGGTCACCGCCGTGGGAAGGAATGGACACAGTTTAAAGACAGTCAGCCCCCTGCGGTGGACATTCTAACACGCAGCGAAATGGACCAGCTGGAAGGCATGAAACAGGCACTGAAAGACCACCCCGGTGCCATTCGGCTGCTGCAACAGTGCAACGTGCGTGAAATGCCCGTTGAATGGACACACAAAGACATCAAACACAGGGGCATCATTGACGCACTGGGGTCAGGGTTCATCATGGATTTGAAGATGACCAATGATGTCAGTGAACGTGCCCTGTCACGGGTGGTGTGGGAACGCCGTTACTTCATGCAATGTGCCATGTATGCGCATGCTGCGAATTATCACGGTTATGACGTTGATGAATGCTA